GAACACGAATGATTCCGCCAGCCGTGCCATCCAGTAGGTCATCCAAATTGACCATGCCCTCAACAGCCGCTATGCGTGGCAATGTGCTGGTGTAAACGCTGTCCAAATACTGACGCATCAGTGTTGACTTGATAACCTGCAAGTCCTCTGTCATGTCGTAGACAGACCGCCCAATGAGGCGGTGTGGCATCAGAATAGGACTGACAACGGCAAATGGTATATGATCATATGGCTCGTTGCTGATGATTTCAGTGCCACCCTCTCCGATAGCGACAATGCGGCGTAACTCCGCAATGCCATCGTCATCGTGGTCAACCTTCATATAACACTCGTAATAGACAACCTCTGCAAGTGTTGGGTCTGCGGCATCAATACCTGTGTTTGCTTCCAAGTCCTGATAACGCACTGACCGTTCTTCATCGAGATCAAGGTCACTGCCTGTGCCAGCGTGACGCTCAACAACCTCGCGGTCATAGCCCATTGCCACCAAGTCACTAACAGTCATGCTAGTGCGGTGTGCAACGAAATGTGCGTCCTCTAAATCAACAGCGCGGCGGTTAATCAAAAATTCTTCAGGTGGAATATTCGCTACTTTGATCTTGCCGGACTTACGCTTGACCTTAACGCGAACACTGAACGAGCTATCAATAGGCATTTCCTCGCCTGTCATCTCGTCAACCATGAACGCAGTGGCTTGCTCAGAGATTGTGCCGACTAACTCATAGTCTGGGTTTGCCAGCAATGCGGATAGTTCCATCTCATTGAGGTTTTCATATTCTTCCTCAGTGACATCTTCTTTTTCTTCGTAGTAATACTTGACAACGCCTAGCCGGAATAACAAAGCGTCCTTGAACCAGTTGTTCAGGATTTTATAGCCTTCGTTGTCGTGATTGATGACGTAGTTCACATAGTCTGTGATCTGGTCAGCGCGTTCAACGTCCTCTGCTGTTCTAGCCGCAAACCGCACATACTGGTCATTGGCTGTAAACACACGCATAAGGTTAGGCATGATCTGTTCAATGGTATCAGCCACATCTGTGCTGATAACCTGTGACCGACCCTCAACCTCATTACCTAATGGCTCACCCAAGTAAAAGTCTAGGGCGCGGATACGCTCTTGGCTGTACTCGCTGTCAAAGTGGTTCAGGGAATCCCTGATCTCACTTGTCACAATGCTGTTAAGTTGATAGTCGTCCATTTTTGCCATTACGTTTTACCTTCGCGCCATACACGCATTTGTTCTCAGTATCGCATATTTTCCGCGTAACGCAATTGGCGCAACGCTTGAACTCACTTTTTGGTTCGGGCTTTTTTACCTGTGAAGACCTGCTTGGTCTTCTGTATAATCGTGTTATCATCCTTTACCTTGCCTGACATTACTACGCCGCTAGTCGTTGATATTGGCACTGGCTTTGGCTGTGGTAGCTCAATAGATACAGCATTTCGCTTTTGGATACAACGCCCCATATTGGCGCAACGCCCACGGTATGGGCAATCTGGGCATACAATCATTAATACTTTCCTAATAGTGAGTTTCTAAAAAAGTCAATTTCTTCTAACATTCGATCGTCAACCAACTGTTTTGGTGCTTGTTTGTCTATGGTGTATTTTATGTTAGGTCTATTAAAGAATGGTGTTTTTGCGTCCGGTCTTGGATTGGCTAAAAAGTTTCCTGCCTCGTCCATGTAACGGTCTGTGACATCTCTAAAAAGAATAGTATCAGGAATAGGGACATCCACCTCACCAATATAATCGCCACCAATTATTCCTGCGTCTGAATAAGTTGGGTGAGTTGGGACGGTAGAAATATCAGCATATGGATCAATCTTGCCAATCATATTACCGCCCATAAAAGTAGGAACATTAAGTAGTCCCTCATCTGTCAATGCGCGGCGCACTTCTCTAACTTTAGGCAAGCCTAAATCTTCTACGACTTTGCTATCTAAACGCTTCATCAGCATCGATCTTTTCTCGCCCATTTGCGGCAAGTTAAATAAATACTCATCTAAATTTTCTGATTGTATGCCAGCCCAATCCTTAACGCCGCCAGCAGAAGATTTAATATGATCGTCAATTATTTTTGCGTCTTGCTTAGATAAAGCCATTCTGTCGAAAGATTTGAAATAAAGGTCAGGCGACATAGTGCTAAAGTCGGCACTGTCACCAGCCATTGTTAAATAAGTTAAATATGCGTCCTTACCTTCTTCTGCCGCTTCATTTGCTCTGCTATATATTTTGGGTTTGTTTGTATCTGTGTTCCAAATAGCATTTCCTTCTCTCAGAGCGTAATCGTAACCGCCATGTTGAGTTGCTGGGGAAGATAGTGTGGTGTCACCATAAGCCAAAATATTTTGGCCTGTGGCTGTTCTATCACCGTAAGCAGGTACTAAATAATGCCCTAAAAGACTTTCAAAGCTAGTGCTTTGTCGTGGTCTTAAAACTCCTAAGTCTTCTCTAATTACAGGCATTTCGGTAAGTAGTGAATTGTTTTGCCTTTTTGTATAGTAACCTTTAGCGTTAGGGTCAAACTCTCTTGCCCTTTCAACTTCTTTTAATATGCGCTGTTTTTGCGCTGGTGAAAGCCCAGACATAGAAACTGTCGCCGGATCATATGCCGGATTCATAAACATCCTAGAGCCAAAACCAAAGCCAGCCATGTCCATAGCCGCCTGACTTGACCGTTCGGTCATTTCATCATACGTCATGCCTTCTGGGTTACCTAACCCATAACCGCCCAAGGCAACCATATTTTCAAACGGCTCTGATATAAACAATGGAACGGCAGGACGCAGACTGCCAAGGCTCTGCATTAAAGCCTCACTTCCTTGCTGTGACGCACCCCTCTCAGCAGAGAATGGCAAAAAAGTCATTGCTCTGCGAGTACCCTCTTGCGTAGCAGTAGGGTTTATGCCTAACATTTCATAGCGGCGATCTATCTCACGTTCTTGTGGGTAGAACCCTAAAATGTCAGGTGCGTAATACGCTGGGTCTGCCATCAACAAAGCCATTACTTTTTACCTTTTGTCTTCTTCGTAGTTTTTGCCGCTTGTTTGAACGCCTTTGAGGTGGGCGCACCTTTAGCACCCACCTTACGCATTTTCTCGCCACTACCAGCCGCTATGCGTTTACGCTTGGCTTGTATGTTGGCGTATAATCCACGCTTGGCCATTATGAGCAGTATTTGCCTGTCTTAGAACCGCTTTTCATGCCCTTGCCCTTGCCTTTACCGTATTTCATAATTAACTCCTGTTAAGAAATGCTTATCACGCCATTCTCTGACGTGATCCTGTCCGACATACTATCAGATTTATGCACAGCAATAAAGTTCCCTGCAAATGGATAGGGAACATAATCTAAATCAGCCAGCCAGCCGGATATCTCAGCGCGTTCAATCTTGATAATCTCAATCAACATGCGAGGCTTGCAACGATCAATGGTATCCTTCGCGCCAGCCAGCACTTCCATTTCCATGCCCTCGACATCTAGCTTGAAAAAGTCAAGATGCTGAAACTCGAAATCATCAATCGCCATGACCGGAACGGTGGCCTTGTGCTTCAGTTCCTGTCCAATGTTCTCGCTCTTAGCGTGTTGCTTTAGCTCCATAGAGCCATACGATCCACTGTTGTTGTAGTCAGGCTTGGGTATCTCTAGCCAGCCTTCCTCTGCGCCTAGTGCCGCATTAAACAGCTTGACGTTGTAACAATTGTTGAGCGCGACATTACCAGCCAGCATATGAAACACATGCTCCTGCGCCTCGAACGACACAATTCTGCCACTATTCCCAAGTGCCTTCGCCCACTCAATCGTGTGAACGCCAATATTAGCACCGCCATCTATCATCGTGATAGGTCTGTCTAAACTCTGCGCGGAATCTTTTGCTAGGAACTTGACAAGGTTTATTTCCTCTGGGTCATAACTGCCCTTGTTAAGCAGTTGGAAGCCAACACCGTAACCAGTCTGTCCATCTGGTGCTAGTGCATAATCATGCCTATTGACAATCATCATGCCGTGGTCAGTGTTGACAAGTACATTAGGCTGGGGTCTAGCCATGCTTGTCTCCTATGTCACCATTTCGTTTTGTTCGCCCAATATGCCGCAGACATCTTGCCCTTGGCAATATTTTTTGCGTGACGCGCCTTAAATGACTTGCGCCGCGCCTTCTCTGATGCGGTTTGTGGGTTTTTACCTGCCCCAGAGACACCTTGTTGACCATAGCGAATGGTCTTGATCTTGTCGCCTTCCTTGGCAACAACAACGTGAGATTTCTTGGGATGGTTGGGTGTACGCTTCGGCTTGTTGTAGCCGGATACGCCAGCACGTTCCAGTCGGGGGTCTTTAGGCATCGTATTCTTCCTCAAGCCTAACGCGCATCCGCTTAAACGTATCTGTCACGTCATCAGCGTCCATGCCAGCCCTGATGCCCCAGATAGCCGCGTTTTCCATCATCGCCACCATCAAAACCTCTGGGTCAACGTCATGCGCGGAATGTAAGCCTTGTGCGAAAATATCTATAATCTCGCTCACACCTTCAATAGCACTTTCGTCCTCTAGGTCTACGCTCAGATTAAACTCTTTAGGAAAATTGACTACGTTGTCGGTCATACTATCCATCCCTTGTTGACGTTAATGGGGCGATTGGAAGTATAGCCTCTTGAGAAGCCCCCTGCAACCGCACCCTGTTGTGCAAATGACAAAACAAACGCATCGGCCACGTCCGGTGAACGCTGACCCCTGCGCTTCATTTCGTCCTTGCTCTCAATCTTTAGCTTACCATTGCTGAGATACTTATACCGCACACTGGTTAGCTCCTGCACCAAAATCTGATCATCGGGTATCTTGCAATCTCTCGCCTCAAAC